TGCTCTGATACTTCACCATTAGCCCTTGTTATCTTTAGCTTTGCCATTATTACTCCTTAGTTAGAATGCCACCGATGGTGACACTGTTATTGCGGAGTTTACTGTAAAGGACAGACTTGATGTTGCAACCTCAGCCACGCCGCCTTGACCGATTGGGGTCAAGTTATTTACCAAGATTGAAAATTGGTAAGTAGGGTTGGTTGCTGATACGGCAGTGCCCTTAACAGTAATTACTGATACTGAGAGGGTCTTGCCAAAGGCTGCACTAAGTGTCTCATTTACCTGACCAGCTGCCCAGTCATTGATAAAGTCGATAGTAAATGTGCCTGATTGTAGGCCAGCAACAAACTTATGAGCTGTGTCGCCCATAGCAGTTACCTCTAACTCATCTACGATTTGGTTAATTACAGCATTAGTCACGTATGAGCTAATGTCGATTGATGGTGTGGTTGGTGCAGCATTAGTAGCCAACTTAACACCAACGTTATTATTTAAGTATATTGCCATTGTTATTCCTCGTCTTTCTTAGTTTGTGCAGTTGGTTTTGGTGCATCTTTAATTTGGCCTGTCTTGATTAAGAAGGCTAAGTCTTCTGTGTTTGCCATTGTTTAACTCCAGCTCGTTAGGATTGATACAGTTATTTCTGATGTTAATAAATCTCCACTAGCTGCATTGGTTATAGCTGGAGCGGAGACACTTGATATGTTGTAAACCAGGGCTGATGCCGCTAATTTAGTTACTACTGCTACTATAAAATCTTCCATACCTTTTAGGTTGCCCTGATTGTCAAATGCAGGTGTAGTCATTAAAATCTTAAAATTAGCCAAAGGTGCAATAGCTGTCTGGCTGTTATTGTTAGGCGTAATGTAAGGATCGCCAGGAGTAACCACAACACTGTTAGCCAATAGAGTTGCAGGTGGAAAACTAAAGGTAGACCAGACTCCATTGTTTGTTAAAGCTGTGGCTAGCGTGCCACGTAGTGTGGAAATCGCTGCCATTAGCCAACCAAAGAATTAGGATTTGAATAAGGCTGGATGAGACCACGCACTCGGTTAATCAGCTGATAACCCATCCGATAAGGGCTGGCACTGATCCCATCCATACCTACCCCACCAGTCTGGCTGACCTGCCTGGCTTGCCAGACATCTACGGCAATTATCATCGCCGCTTCTCTTATGGCTGGGGTCGCACTGTAAGCTGTGTCTTTTTTATCTGGGCCTATAACTTTGCCGCTAGGGATAATTCTATGGAATGGATCGTTTGCGTGTACTTTAGTAAATTGAATAAATGAATAACCAGATGGATAATTTGTAAATGCTAAGTTAGTTAAAAACGCTGTGCCGATTGATACTGGTGTGGTTGTGCCTGGAAATGATCCAGTAATAACGTGTGAGCCGCCATAAATGCTGCCACAGTTGTCTACGCTAATAGTTTGACCTGTTACAAATATGCCAGGATTTGCTAACACTAAAGTAGCAACGTTATTGTTTAGACTTGCACCGACTACTGGTGCTTCGTTATACCAAAGGTATTGATCTAATAAATCTTGTGCTGTTTGACAGCATTCTTCAACCGTTGCGGATGTATAAAGAGAACCAATACCTAAATTGCTGCGTAACTCAGCTTCGGTTACATACGTGGCTGGCATCTCTACTCCTTATCTATAAAAGCTCCCCTGGGGCTAGGGCTACTAAACCCCAGAGGATTATTAAATTAACTAACTTATTAGGTTAGGTTGAAACGGCGGACTCCACCTTGTACTAATACACCAACGGCCATATAGCCATATAGTGATGTCTCGATCTCGCCTGAAGTTGGGATATTTGTTGATAGGCGTAGGATTGGTGACTCGTAAATTGATACTGCTGATGGTACAACGATAAACGCTGACTCATCGATTACTGTTGATACAGCATTTGGATCTACGTATAGATCAAGACCTAATACGTTGCCACGTAGTGATCGTGGTGATGCTTGTCCTGCTGCATTCATTGGTTGTGATGCTGTGTAAATTGGGCGATCAGTTGTGTCTTTAGCACCAATTAACAAATTCCACTGACCTGTGCCTGCGATGTATGCAGTTGCTAGCTCACCTGTTGCAAGATATGCAGCTGGTGCTTGCTCTGCTACGTAGGCAATAAGCCCATTAGATGTTGCAGCTTGTGGGTTAGCTTGTGCGCCACCTGCTGTTAATGCTGCAATTACTGCTGCATCTGTTGCCTTATTATAAGCTCGGGTCATATTTTCCAACATAGCCTGGAAAAAGTCAGGTGAGCTGCGCTCTAGAACTTCTAAACTGTAGCGTTGTAGTCCAGCGTATTTCTTCACTGTCAAGTTTACGTATGAAGATACAATGCCTGTCTCAGATGGTGCAGCAGCTTCTGCTGTCTCTGCAACTGTGCCAGATGTTGTGATCTTTGGTACTGAGATTGTCATACCTGCTGCTGGTAGTGCGCGTGTACCGATTGCATCTACAGCTGGGCGTGATCCAATAAGTGTATCTACTACTGTAGGTACGAACTGTGTTGGATTAAATGCTGGGTTAGTTGTGAATGAGTCATCGGCAGCAGTTAAATACTTTGCTACATCTGCTTCTGCCTTCATAACCCACTGTGCTGATTCGTGGTTACCTAATTTTGCTTTGATGCTGTGTTCTAGCATGTGTGCTTGTGTTCTGATTGGTGAGCGTGGCTCTGTATAGAAGGATGCACTAATTGTAGGGCGTGCGGCTTCTACTGGAGCAGTCTCGACCACTGGTGTTGCTGTTGGCTCGGTGGTGTTTTCCACTATAGCCTCACTTTCCGTAGTTGGTTGATTTGTTGCATCCGCTTCGCCTTCGCTAGCGGCAACTTTAGTTACTTGTGCTTCCGTAAATGCTGGTGACTCGACTAGGCTAACTTCTTTAAGTGTTGCCTTAGTTACATAGATGTAATCTTTTTTCTGCATTGATTTAGTTACTTCTACACCAACAGACAAGCCATCGATCAATGCTTCGCTTGCAAGTGTTAATGCATCTTGACCTTGCATCGAGTTGCTTATCTTAAATGATGCGTAAATTCCATCTTCTGCTTTATTAAATTTCATCATGCGGCCAATAGGTTTGCTTGCCTCGTGCTGCAATAGCATTTTAATCTTGCCTGGGTCGCCAATTTCTATAGAGTCTTTAGCAAACACAACAGGGCCAGCGCTAGTATTACCTACAGCTTCGTATGGCACTATTTTACCTGCAATTACTCTGCGCTCATTATCTGCGCTTTCTATATGGCTACTGAAGGTAAGTAACATCAGCGTCCTCATTTCCGTTAGGTGTCATTTGTTCCATCTCTTTGGCTTGCTCTACATCTATTAAACCTAGTGACAACATTTTCTCTATTGCTTCTAAGCGCTTCATTGTGTCGGCTCTTAAAAACGATTCTTCTAGTGCAAACTTAACTACGTGGCCACGTGGGGTTATATCATCCATTGATAGGCGATCTTCTATAGCACAAATGTATGGCTGTAGTGAATAGGCAACAAATTCTTTACGGCCATCAAGTATATTTTGATAGGTCATAGAATTATTCATATCGGCACTTATGTAATACGCTGGCACGTTCATAGCCCTAGCGATTTGCGTTGCTAAGTATTGCTGTGCCTCTGAGTACATCATATCTTTAGGTGAATATCCAACAGTTTCATAACTTAATGTGCTAGTTAGGTATGCTGTTGCTTTATTTTGACGTGCTGATTTCCAGGCTGCTAATAATGCTTGAACTTGTGACTCTGGCATATCTGCACCAGTGTTTTTAATAAATCCTGTAGCCATTGGTGTTTGTGATGCAACTGCACTGGCTTTTTCCAAATCTAATGCTGACTGTATTGTGCGACCTGCTGTTTGTAATACGCCTTGTGTTAATCCTTGAAATGTTACTAAAGATCCTACGCCAACCATAGGCACTTTAGCGCCATCTACTGTGTAATATAAAACTTCTGTACCTAATTGATTTGTTTGTGCAACCACTCGATTATTAGCGATCCATTCAAATCTAGCAGGGCGTAGATCATCTGCATAAACTTCTGTAACTCTCCAGAAGGCTTGACCAAAAAATACAAGTGAGTCCACAGTCCAGCTAATCGTGACAGATCGTGGTTGTCTGATATCTGGTTGCTCTAACCATAATGGCTTGCCTAATTTTTCGCCTGTAGATTTTTTATACAGCTCTAAAGGTAAATAGCCAATAACACCTTTAATTAAATTTAGGCAGCGATTAACTGCTGGCACTTGGGTTGCAAGTGTGCGATCCATTGGGCCAAATCCAAATGTGTTGTAACCAAATTGGAGACTGTTATCGCCCATAACGGCAGGGGCGTATTGCGCTTGGACAGTTTTATTATTGGTTATACCCAAAGCAGACAATAGACCCATATAGGTATTTTATACCATAAGTCGGACATATAGTGCAAATTAGACAAAGATTTGCGCTGTTTGTTGTGGCTTGGTTAATTGGCTAACCACCATAGCCAGGCTAATTGCCGCCGTGACTTCTCCAGCTGATTTTCTACGGATGATTCTGAAACCAAAATCACTGGTCTTGGCTGCACAGTTATTTAAGTGCTGTACTAAGTCTGCTTGCCCACTATGAACCATTGTGCCTTGTGCCAGAGCGTTTGCAAGATCCGAGCAAGCCTGGTAGAAGCTTTGGCCGCTAATGTCTTGGATTTTCCAGCCTGACAATTCTAATTTAGTGGCAACTGTCTGGGTAGCGTACTTGTCAAAGCAAATAGTAGTCGGATGATACTTACGTGCCCAGTCATTTATATCGCTTGCCATCTTCATCTCATCTATTGCTATATCGCTATACCACAGCTGCGCTAAACCTACGGCTATCTTGCCGTCTTTCATTTGACCCATAACCAAAGCGCCTGATCTTCTGGTGGGTGCAATATCGAATGCCATAATTGTTTGAGGGCCGACAGGTATTTCCAGGGTGCTATCGCTGCACGCTTCAATAGATCCATACACCCAGGGGCTGACAGTAGAGTCGATCCACTGGCATAACATTTCAGTCCTTGTAGCTTCTATTGTGTTGGTCGCTACAGATTCTTCTAAGGTTTCTTCTGTAATTAAATAACCAAGTGCAGGGTTAGCCATAGCCCAGGCTTTTCTGTCGTGGATCTTGCAGTGCTGTGGCGCTGACCATTCGTAATAGCCTAAAGTGTCAGGTGGATACGATAATGCACGCTCTCTTAAATCATTAAGCACAGTGCTAAACCCATCGCCTGCGTTACTTGTCATAAAGGTCATTGCATTAGGTCTTGCACGTGTTACTGGTAGTGCAGCTGTAAAGGCTTCTTCTGTCCATTCACGGATTTCATCTAAATATAAAAATCCAGCGGACTTGCCTCTCGGTGCATCTCTAGTCGCTGCGGCTATTTCATACCTAGCGCCGTTTAATAAAGTAATAGATTCTTGACCATTAGCCAAGCGGATCTGTTTTACTTGATCTTTTAAAAACTGATTATCTTCAATCATATAAGCAACTTGCCTAAATGTATCAAGTGCCATATTTCGATTTGAGGACATACCTAAAACGTTTTTAGTGTCCCATAAGAATAGATGCGCCAGGATCAACATACGTGCTAGGTGAGTTTTGCCATTCTGTCTCGAAATCAACGCTATACCCAGCTTCTTCTTAAAATTGCCTGTATCGTCAATAGTTAATAGGTCATCAAGCAGCCAGCGTTGCCAGGGGATCAAGGGCAAGTTAATTTTCTCAGCTAATTCCGCTACTTCTTGTGCTTTGGAATTACCTTTGAGTAAAGGCGTGTGAATTCTAGGCTCAGTGCTGCCAATTAGCCCGACCCCTCGTGAGGTCTGTTTTATTTCCGCATCATTCTGCATCGAAGTTAAGCGTATCAGGTTTATTAAATGGTGAGTCTGGCACTGTTCGGATCGTCTCAGGGAGAGAAGGTTTCAT